AAAAGTGGGCAAATGGCCACAAAGAAAAAATAGGCTTGATACCTTCGGCTCCCTGTGGTATAGTCGCAGGGGAAAGGGGGTGCGAAAAATGTCGGATGAATACATTGGATATTACGTCCCGCTGTATTTCAAAGCATACAATCACGGCATCAGCAGATCCTATGAAATAAGTCCAGATGAAGATAAAAAGATCCCGTCTGCATACAAGAACCCGGACCATTACACCGTTTGGTGTTATCACTGCGCATGCTACATGTGTTACCACAACGAACCGGGAACGCTGCTGGATGGATATTATGAATGTCCGGAATGCGGGAAGCGCATTAAAGAAGAATCACTGTACGTTCGCCACAACCGCGAGATCGATGAAGAAGAGCGGCAGGAAGCACGGGAAGCCGACATGGCAGAACTGGAAAACGACAACGATTGGGATTAATTGAATTTGATATTGCCCCCGCGATTATGTGAGTTGAATTTGAATTTTCATAGAGCCCTGTAATGAAAATGAAATTGAATATATAGTTTTGAAAGAGTCTGTAGAGAAATCTATAGGCTCTTTTTTGATTTTCGCAAAAATCGAATCGACCGCGAAAAAAACTGACTCTTTTATGGAGAGAAAGGGGAAATAACCCTCTCTCTTTTATTTTTTGTTAAAGGGGATGAGAATTTGAGAAAGCTCGAAAGCGATTTTCAGGCAGAGCTGAAGAAGGAGATCGAGAAACGTTTTCCGGGGGCAGTGGTCTTTAAGATCGAAACCTACATGCAGGGCTTTCCGGATCTCGGAATTCTGTATAAAAACAAATGGGCCATTCTGGAATGTAAGCGATCCCGAATGGCAAAGAAGCAACCCAATCAAGATTATTATGTTAACCATCTAAATGAGATGTCGTTTTCAAGATTTATATTTCCGGAGAACAAGGAGGAAGTTTTACGTGATCTTCAACGAGCATTCGAATCTTGAGGGGCAGCACGCATTTCTTGGAGCAAGTCAATACCGCTGGCTGAACTATACGGAAGAAGATCTGCGAGGTGCATATCTTCGATCTTATGCTCAGCAGATCGGAACGATTTTGCACGAGCTGGCAAAAGATCTGATTACGAGTCGGATCAAAGTGAACAAGATGGATAAGCACCTGATTTTACTTCCCCTGGTAAAGGCGGGTGTACCGAGAGCGGCGATCGACATGGATTGGATATTTCCCAACTTTATGGCGTATGTAAACGACGCGATCGGATTTCATATGACACCGGAAGTAGTTCTGGTGCATTCCTATAACTGTTTCGGAACGGCGGACGCCATCGCGTTCCGGGACGACTTTTTACGCATACATGACTACAAGAGTGGTGTGATCCCGGCCAAGATGGAGCAGCTGGAGATCTATGCCGCTCTTTTCTGTCTGGAATACAAGAAGAAGCCTATGGATATTGCCACAGAACTGCGAATTTATCAGGGTGAAGAAGTGCTGGTACATAATCCGGAGCCGGCGCTGATCATGGATATTTGCAACCGGATCATCCGAAACGACAACATCATTGATGAAATCAGGAGGGGTTAACTATGAATCGCGTAGCAGAAGAGATTCGGTCGTATTACGGAGTCAGTGACGAACCGAAAGCTCTTACGCATTACGGAATGCCGAGACGTTCCGGACGGTATCCGTGGGGGTCCGGCGATAGCCCTTACCAGCACAGTGGAGATTGGCTCAGCCGTGTCGAGCAGATGCGAAAAGAGGGTAAGACCAAACAGGAGATCATGGACGAGTTTGAGCTTACGCCGACAGACATGCGTCTCTTTGAGGGCCGCGCACTCCACGAACGAAAACAGCACGAATATGAGCATATAAAGTCTCTGCAGTCGGATGGATATTCCACAGCCGACATCGCCCGTATGACCGGAAAGAATGAATCTTCGATTCGGTCAATCCTTGGGGATAAAAACAAAGAGCTGAAACTTTATAAGGCTGACCAGACAGCGGACATTCTCCGGAAAGAACTGGAAGGTAAGCAGGCCATTGATATTGGTAAAGGCGTTGAGCTCGGCATGGGTGTTTCTCCGAGCACGCTGGAAGAAGCGGCGCTTATTCTGGAGATGGAAGGCTACGGCCATTATGGCATGGGTCTTAAGAACCCGACCGATCCGCGCGGCTACCAGACAAATATGGTCGTTCTCACACAACCGGGCATCGAACAGCGAGAGCTTTATAAGAATCCGGGTATGATTCAGGAAGTGGGCGAGTATCATTCCGACGACAGCGGCGCTACCTGGTCTCAGCGGGAACGGCCTGCGAGTATCAACTCTGACCGAGTGTACATCAACTACGGCGATAAAGGCGGCGACCAGAAGGATGGCGTAATTGAAATTCGCCCCGGTGTTGCTGATCTGAATCTTGGTAATTCTCATTATGCTCAGGTTCGTATTATGGTTGACGGAACGCATTATCTGAAAGGCATGGCGATCTATTCTGACGACATCCCAGAAGGAAAAGATATTGTGTTCAATACAAATAAGGAATCCGGGACACCAAAGGAGAAGGTCTTTAAGAAGATCGGGGATGATCCGGATAATCCGTTCGGTGCGTACATTAAGGCTAATGGCCAGAGTAAATACATCGGAGCAGACGGAAAAGAACACCTGTCGGCAATTAACAAACTAAAAGAAGAAGGCGACTACGAGACCCAGAGCCGGACACTTTCTTCTCAGTTTCTTTCCAAGCAGCCGCTGCCGCTGATCAAGAGCCAGCTGGATGTCACGTATAAGGATTATGAATCGCAGTTTAAAGAGATTGAATCCCTTACCAACCCGGCGCTCAAGCAGAAGATGCTGATGGATTTTGCCGATCAGTGCGACGGCGCTGCACAGCACATGAAAGCAGTAGCGTTCCCGAGACAGAAACAGCAGGTCATCCTTCCTGTCCCGCAGATGAAGGACAACGAAGTCTACGCGCCGAACTGGAAGAACGGGGAAACAGTTGCTTTGATTCGGTATCCGCATGGCGGTATCTTTGAGATTCCGATCCTCACGGTAAACAACAATAATACGGCGGCAAGAAAGTATCTGAAAGACGCAGCGGACGCAATCGGCATCAATAAAACTGTTGCAGATCAGCTTTCTGGTGCGGACTTTGACGGTGATACTGTTACCGTCATCCCGCTGAGCGACCGCGTTCGAATCAACTCTGCGAAACCTCTGGCAGGTTTGAAGGACTTTGATCCCAAGACCGAGTATTTTGTGCCGGAAGATCGACGCCAGTCTAAGGACAATCCGAAGGGCGTGCCTATGATGAGCAAGAAGTATACCCAGCAACAGATGGGTCGAGTGTCGAATCTCATCACAGACATGACACTGCAGGGTGCAAGCATGGACGAGATTGAGCGGGCCGTCAAGCACAGCATGGTTGTCATCGATGCAAACAAGCACAATCTCGATTATAAGAAGTCAGAGATTGACAATGACATTGCGTCACTACGTAATGCGTATCAGACTCGTATCGATGAGAATGGCAACGTGATCGGAGGTGCAAAGACACTCATTTCTCGCAGAAAGCAGACGATTGATGTGCCGGAACGAAAAGGTAGCGCTCAGATTGATCCTAAAACTGGTGAGGTCACTTGGCATACTTCAGGAAGAACATATGTCGATCCTAAAACGGGAGAGATCAAGGAAGCGAAGACCTCAGCCAAGCTTCTTATAGAAACCAAGGACCTTCGGACATTGTCTTCTGGAACTGCACAGGAAAACCTTTATGCTGACTACGGTAACCGTATGAAAGCTTTGGCAAACCAGGCCCGTATCGCAATGAAAAACACCCCAAACACAGAATATGACAAGGGTGCAAAAGAAACGTATGCAGAAGAGGTGGCCAGCCTCAACGAGAAACTGAAGGCCGCCCAGGCTAATAAGCCAAGAGAACGCCAGGCAAAACGAATCGCCACGGAGCGGGTGAATCTTAAGAAGCAGGAGTACCCGGAGCTCAATGACAAGGAGAATGCCAAGCTCCTTCGCAAGATCACCCAGACGGAGCTGGAGAATGCCCGTACTCGTGTCGGTGCGAAGGGCAAAGCAGTGCAGATCCACTTGACTGATAGAGAATGGGCTGCGATCCAGGCCGGTGCCGTGTCCCACAGTAGGGCTAAGGACATCTTCGATTTCTGTGACCAGGAGGAACTGCGCAGGCGTGCCCTGCCCAGAGCGACCACGGCCCTCTCTGATGCTAAGGTCAATAAAATTCGGTCTCTTGGAGCTTCTGGAAACTATACTCGTTCCGAGATTGCAGATATGATGGGCATTTCTGTGTCCACGGTATCTGAGTATCTGGCTTCGTAACGGGCTTTTCAGTAAAAGGAGGAATTTACAGAAATTATGGCTGCTTTCGCTATTACTACTGTCGATAATCCGTTCGATCCATTCGACAATTTCGATTCTTGGTATCGTTTCGATATGGACAAAGGTTACAATTCTTGTGCATTACTCGCTCGACTGGCGCTCACATCAGATGCATTTACTGACAAAGAAAACGATGCAGAAATTGAGCGAGCCATTGACGAGATCGTTAAATACGACGTGCTCAATATTTACAAGAAAGTGAAAAGAGAAATCTAAAAAATGAAGAAAGATTGGCGCTTGGGCGGCAGGGATAATATCAAAATATCCATAGGGAGGGGTCTAAATATCAATACCCCCCTCTGCATCGCGCCGGTCTTTGAAAATTCTCCGGGGGAAATTTTTGATATTTGGTTTCCTAATCTTTTTAACGCGGGTTGCGTTTTAGGATAGATGGTAAGTCATTTCACAAAAATTTTAGGAGGTTATATTCATGAAGACGATCGAATGTCTATCAGAGCTAATCGAGGACGAGTTGTCCGATGCTGAAAAGTATGTTGAGTTAGCACTCAAGTATGAGGATGAAGACAAAGAGACGGCAAAGTTATTCTACGATCTATCAAACGAAGAGATGAAACACATGCAGCGGCTTCATGACCGTGTTGCAGCAATCATTTCCAACTATCGGTCAAAGAATGGCGAGCCGCCAGAATCGATGTTTGCAGTTTATAACTACCTCCACAAGAAACAGATAGAGAGAGCCAAGGAGGTAAAGATTCTTCAAGACATGTTCGGGTGATAATTATGGCTACAAATATGGAGCAGTTAATTACTCAGACCCTGAACAGAGTTTCAGAGAAAGGCGAAGTTACTTCCGCCGATCTATTTGTGCTCCGATATTGCCAACAGGCAGAAGCTCGGAGGAACAAAACGCCAGCCTATAAGCAAATCCTAAATGGTGTTGGGGATGTTGTTGGAATCATCCGCACATTTTTGGGAGGAGGTGAATAAGCATGGCTAACGGATACCCCATGATGAACTACGGCCGCCCGTATCCCAAAACCCCGGAGCAACTTCAAAATGAAATGCAGGCGTCCATAGACCAGTATCAGAACATGTTCCAGGCATACCAGATGGCTCCACAAACGCAACGCCCTCCCACTCGACGAGGCGGGGAGTATTTCGAAGTCGCAGACGCGCATGAAATGGAAGAGGCCCCAACCCGGTTAGACGGGACAGCGGCGCTTTTCTTCGATTTCAAGAACCGAGTGTTTTGGTCAAAGAAATACGTAAATGGCGGGCATTCAATTCAGACCTATCGTTTTGAACCGATTCTTTCCAACAGTCTAACCACAGAGGAAGATGTTGATTACACAAAAGAATTGGAAGAGAAACCCAAGGAAAACAATAACGATTCTATGGAAGAGATCAAAGAATTATTATTGAAACTTGTAGAAAGGGATGAACAACGTGGATCTAAACGGAATACTAAACCTTCTGGACGCGATAGCGAATCCACAGGAGCTTCAGGGGAAGGCACTTAATGCGTTAGCCCAGAAGAATCCTCAAACGGCTTCTGAAATCGCGCGATTAATCAAAAGCGGAGCGAACCCATCCGAAGCAATTGCGAAATATGCTCGTGAAGGAAAGATCAATGCCGAACAGCTTGATAAGCTCCGCTCTGTCTACAACATGTTAAAGAAAAGGGGATTAAAAAAATTTTCCATACCGGATGGCGTATGGGAAGAAGCAAAACGAGCTATGACGTGTAACACGCCCGAACAAAATTGGTTTTAACTGACAGGGTGCGCAACTGTTAGTTGAAATAAATTTTTATTAGGAGGGCTTACACATGGCAGACATGACCGAACTGATGCAGTACAAAATGCTGGAGGACGACAACAAAGGCGGAGGTTGGGGCGCCGGAGCTTTTCTCTGGGTCATCCTGATTTTCCTGTTCTTCCTCGCATTCAGTGGCAACGGGCTCTTTGGTCGTAGAGGTGATGGTACTATGGCGGTTACTCAGGATCTTTCTCAGGTCGAACGCGATGTTCTTACGGGCAACTGCGGAACGCAGAAAGAGATTCTTCAGAATCGCTACGAGAATCAGCTGGCCTTTTCTGCTCTGGGAACCCAGATGCAGACGTGCTGCTGCGATCTCAAGACGACTATCATCGAGCAGAACCAGATCACCCGAGACCTCATTCAGTCGCAGTACATCGATGAGCTTCGTACGTCCCTCAGCGACGCGAAGACTGCACTCAGCAATTACAACCAGAACCAGTACATTCTGGGGCAACTCGGTCAGTGGTACTCCCACCCCAGCGTAAACCCCAACACCTGCTATAACAACTGCGGTTGTAACAACGGGTGTGGTTGCGGTTAACACCGTCTGTCAGAAGCTCTAACAGTTATGCTACCTCTGGGTTTAACAACCCGGAGTTTTTCATTTTATGGAGGGGATTTCAAAATGGCATGTTCCAACAACCGTTATCGAAAATCTTCGGCGGTTGCCATTAACTCTGCGTCTCAGGCTTTCGTAGCAGCCGGAACCACACTTCAGCCCGGCTCGGCAGTGTCCGTAACCGGATGTTCCTTGTCGGTTGCCAATTCCGGTATTCAGGTAAATTCTGATGGTCTTTATCAGATCGAAGCAGCCGTGACCTTCACGCCTTCTGCTGCGGGCGTAGCCATCGTACAGATTTACAAAGATGGAGTCCTACTTCCTTGCACAACCCGTCAGCTGACTGTGGCGGCGGATTCTGTGTATACTATCAGCACGTGCGCCCCTGCGATTTGCGCCGCTTCCTGTGCTATGGTTCGGCCGGTGTTTACCACTCAGATCAGTGGTGTCGCAGGCACAGTCAATTACACTTGCATGAGCGGAGTTAAACTCGCTTAATCCCAGAGAGAGGAGGTACAACTTTGGGTAAGCGTATAACGCCCGTCGACACAACGAAAAAAGTCGCACGACGTCCGGCTATAACACCGGAGGCGCGAGAGAATCAAATGATTGCTTTGGCTGTCGACCTGGCGGAAAGACAATTACTTGAAGGGACTGCCTCCTCTCAAGTTATTACACATTATCTGAAACTCGGTTCGACGAAAGAACGGATCGAGAAGGAAATTTTGGAAAAGCAAAAAGAGTTGATCACAGCAAAGACTGAAGCGCTGAATTCTCAGAAGCGTTCAGAAGAACTGTATGAGAAGGCAGTCCGCGCATTTGCTGTATATAGTGGTAATGCATCGAAGAGGGCAGAAGAAGATGACGAGGACATATTCTGAGTTAGTTTCTATTCCTTCTTTTGAAGAACGTTACCAGTATCTTCGATTATTCGGGGCAGTAGGGGATGAGACATTCGGGTTTGATCGAATTTTCAATCAGATGTTTTATCGGTCTGGGGAATGGAAACGAGTACGAAAACAAATCATACTTCGCGACAATGGATGCGATTTAGCATTTCCGGGTCGAGAAATTCGGTACGAACCGATCATTATTCATCACCTGAATCCCATAACCATAGATGATATTCAGGAAAAAACGGACTATCTGTTAAATCCAGAATATTTGATCTGTTGCAGAGATAAAACGCACAGAGCAATCCATTATGGAGATGAGTCTCTTTTAAATCTCAATACGGTCGAGCGGCGACCGAACGATACTTGTCCCTGGAGGTGATGATATTTGGACGATAGCATTTTGGATTCAATTAAAAAAATACTTGGCATGCCGCCAGATTATGACGCGTTTGACACAGATCTGGTGATCCATATTAACTCCGTCTTCGGGATTTTGGCTCAGCTTGGGGTCGGTCCCGCTGGCGGTTTTTCTATCTCTGACAACACAACTTTATGGAAATCCTACTTGGGCGATTCGAAAGATTTAGAAATGGTGAAAAGCTATATAGCGTTGAAAGTTCGGTTGGTCTTTGACCCGCCGACAATCGGCGCGGTTATGGATGCCATGAAGGAACAGATTCGCGAGTACGAATGGCGGCTGAATGTTCAGGTAGATCATTGAAAAAGGAGGTGATTTCATGACCAATCAGATTTCACAGGGCGATCAGTATCATATTTCTATGGCAATCAAGTTTAACGGCGAAACGGTGGACATGAGCAAAGTCGAAAAAGTAGAGATCACATTGCACAACAAGACGAAGCTTTATCCTGAAGAAATTACCTATTCAGATGGGGTATTTCTCTATCCAGTTACACAGGAAGAGACATTTTCGCTACCGAGAATTGTCGAAGCACAGGTACGGGTGAAGTTTAAGAACACGGATGTTTTCACAAGTCCTACGGAACAGATTGATGTCATCAGATCGCTTTCGAAGGAGATTTTATGAATGGTCTTGTTACGTTTGAGATCAGGACACCCAGAATAACCTTCGATGTACTGCCTACTCCGGCATTAGAATTTACTATTCAGGCGGCATTCGTTGAGGGTGTCGGAAAAGATTATACTGGCCCATACGAAGTAACCCCGCAACTTTACAAAAACATCCTTCTTCCCACAAAAGGCACAATGCCTAAGGAGGATATTACCATATTAAAAGTGCCGCAATACGAAGTCGCCAATACGGCTGGCGGAACGACTTTAATTTTAGGAGGAGAATAATATGCCTGTTCAACCCGAAGTAAAATTCATTAACAAACTGGTTCTTGGCGAAGAGGTTAAATTCGATTTAACGCAGGATGATATTACGCCTGACAAACTGGCGAAGGGTATTAAAGCCCATGATAAATCCGGTGCGCCGATCGTTGGTACCAACACGTACGATGCTGATACCGGCGACGCGACAGCAACTGCTGCCGAAATCCTCAGCGGCAAGACCGCATACAAAGCCGGTTCCAAGATTACCGGCACGATGCCCAACCAGGGGGCTAAAGCACTCAACATCACAGATAAGGCCACTCCGGTAACCATCCCGATGGGTTTTCACGATGGCGGCGGCAAGGCTCAGATTGATGAAACGGAAGCTGCAAAGATTATTCCGAGCAACATCCGTGATGGTATCACCCTGCTCGGTGTGACCGGCACTATGTCCGGCACGGAGGGTGCGAAGCCGCAGGCCAAAACGGTTACGCCGACGTTCGAGGCGCAGGAGATTGTTCCGGATAGCCCCGAATACAACTATCTTTCGTCGGTCACGGTTGCCGCGATTCCTGTAAGTCAGACTGATAATTCTGCGGGAGGCCAGACGCTGAAGATCGGAGTGTAAGGCCATGGCAGTAAATAAAGTGGATCTTAACGGGGAGACAGTGTTTGACTTAACCACCGACACCATAACCCCTGAAGCATTGGACATTGGAGTTACTGCCCACGATGCTCGGGGGATCAAAATTGTCGGGACACGCGCTCCAAGCGCAACATGGTATGAGGGTACAGACGCACCGGCGGATACACTTGGAAATGACGAGGATCTTTACTTGCAGAACCCGCCGGAGGTGTAACGCATGGGGACATTTAGTAAAGTAGAACCGACAAATGTAGTGGGTTGGAGTAAGGAAGTATCTGGCGACTACGTTAATATGTACAACCAAGGAAAGTACGGTTATGCCTACTATTCTAAGTGTGCTATTACGCGACTTTCTGACAACTCTATCTGTGTGCGAATAAAGATGTATTCCAGCGCGATCATGGGCTGGGGCGGGGCGAATAAAACATCGTACCGTCCATGGGGCAACAATGGTACGGTAAATGAATTCGGTCCAGAAGAAGTATATATTTATGGCGACGGCTATTATCTCGCCGCTACTTATTACTATACACTTCCAGCATCATATAAGGGTGCGACAGTAACCGCCGGGATGACCTGCGGTCGTAGACCAACCTCAGCGAACAGTCCAGTTACACTCGCAGTGCCAGAACCGGTCGGAAACATGTTGTATCTAAACATCGACGGCGTTTGGCGTCAAGTGGAGCTGCATTGTAATGCCGCAGACGTATGGAAAGAAGCTTTTGGGTATGCCAATATTAACGGCATATGGAAATAGGAGTGTAAAACATGGGGACATTCAGCACAGTAGAGCCGACAAATATAACGGGTTGGAGCGATGAAGTATCTGGCGAATGGGTTAATATGTACAATCGGGGAAAGTACGGTTATGCCTATATGGCCCGATGCGCCATTACTCGCCTTACTGATAATTCCATATGTGTCCGAATCAAGATGTGGTCTAAGGCGATCATGGGCTGGGGCGGAGGTAATAATGCCGCGTATCTTCCATGGGGAAACAATGGCACAGCAAATGAATTCGGCCCGACAGAAACATACGCCTATGGTAGTGATGCATATGTGGCGGCAACATATTACTATACACTTCCTGCATCATATACCGGCACAACAGTAACCGCTGGGATGACCTGTAGCCGTAAACCAACCTCGGCGAACAGTCCAGTCACTCTTACTGTGCCTGCGGCAATAATTACCCGAGCCCTTTGGAAGAAAAAGAACGGTACATGGGTGAAGATTGCGAATTTAACTTAAAGGGAGGAAAAGAATGAACGGTTTTGATATTTCCAGCCATCAGACTGGGATCGATCTGAGCAAAATCGATTGTGATTTCATTATTACAAAGGCGACGGAAGGGTATTACTATACGAATCCGGATTTTGTCCGCTCGTTCGAGCAGGGAGTTGCTACCGGGAAGCGAATGGGTATCTACCATTATGCTAACGGTACGGATCCCGTCAGAGAAGCGAAGTTCTTTCTGAAGAAGATCGAACCCTATCTGGGGAAGGCGATTCTGTGTCTTGACTGGGAACGCAGCAACAATCGAAGCTATGGCTATAATGATGCTGATTGGTGTATGCGTTTCATGGATTACGTGTACGACACAGTGGGCGTTAAGATGTTCCTTTATATTTCTGCTGGCCTCAGACATAAGTTCCAGAAGGTACTCGACAAATACTATTTCTGGGCAGCTCAGTATGCTGATTTTTCGCCGGTTTACAAATTCCAGGAGCATCCTTGGAATGAAGGGGCGTATGAGTGCGAAATTCGTCAGTATACCTCCTGCTTCTGGATGCCGGGCATTTGGCGTTCCCGCCTGGATACGAATAAGGCGTATATTACCCCGGAGCAGTGGGATGCGATGGCTGCACTTCCTGCAGAGGTGCCTGAGGATCCGGCGGAATCGAAATACACTACGGACGAACTTGCACAGCAGGTTCTGAATGGTAAGTGGGGAAATGGCAGTGAGCGTCGCCGTCTGCTTGAAGAGGCCGGGTATAATTACGAAGAGGTTCAGGCGCGAGTAAACGCGATCCTGGCGGACGAAAACATTACTCGACTGGCCAGAGAAGTCATCGACGGAAAGTACGGAAACGGCAATGAACGGCGTGAAAAGCTCGGCGAGATGTACCAGCCGGTGCAGAAACGCGTGAACCAGCTGCTCGGATACAGGCGCTGAACGGAAAAAGAAATTAATACTACAATGCAGCAATTTATGGGGTTAAGATATTTAACCCCTTTGAACGACGTCCGAAATCTGATGGGGGAAGCAGACTCGTCTCTTTCATCTCCTTTCAGACGAATCTGTATCAGATCGCCTCGGACGTCCTTCAAGGGGGTTAATTTTTTACCTAAGGAGGTTGACATAATATGGGCAAGAATTATTACTCGATGTACGATAAGGGGAAGCCCGCTGTTGAAAAAGAGCCCGTCATCGAGCAGGAGCCTGTCATACAAGAAGATAAGCCGTCCGCAATGAAGAAGGCACAGGTTGTTGATTGCGGTTGTCTCAATATCCGGGAAATGCCGGACATTCGGGCGAAGATTCTGTCTGTGGTGAATGCCGGAACGGAAATCGTGGTTGACGAAAAGTCTTCAGATAAGAACTGGTGTAGCGTGAAGCTGCCCAATGGCCAGGAAGGCCATGCTATGCGGAAGTTTCTGAAGATTCTGTAATCGGAGGAAATTCAAAATGGAATATGAATTTTGTCATTCCGGCATCAAAGGAATGAAGTGGGGCATCCGACGGTACCAGAATCCCGATGGGTCTCTCACTGTTGCCGGCCGAGCGCATTACGGTGTTGGCGGAGGACGAGGGAAGACGGAATCAATTAATAAAGCAAACCGGGTAAAAATCCGTCAAGAGAAAAGGGATGCTCGTATTGAAAGTAGAAAAGTAAATAAGGAACTCAGTCAGAAGAAAGATCGGGAGCAGCAGGAACTTCGTCGCTATGAAGAACTTCGCAGAACCCCTGCTAAGCGTCTTTCTGAGAATGAGATCAAAGAACTGACAGCACGGTTGCAGATGGAAAAAAGTTATAAGGATCTTCTTAAGCAGACGGAAGATCCGAAGCTTTTTGACGGGAAAAAATTTGTTGTCGACATTCTTCAAAGTTCTGGTAAGACCATTATCACAGGATTGATTACTTATGGGGTCGGTACCGCCATAAATAATGCTGCTAACGCAAAGGTAATCAATGTCGGAGGTAAGTGGGAAGTACCTAAGCCGCCGGAAAAGAAAAAGGAACAGGGTTAAGCCATGTTATCTAATACGGCCACGCCGATATACTACGGCCGTTTTAGAGAGGCCGTAATCCGAGGCGAAATCCCGGTCTGCAAAGAGATCTCGATGGAGATGAACCGTATTGATGAGCTCATTGCCAATCCGGGAATCTACTACGACGACGAAGCCATTAATGGGTTTGTGTCGTTCTGTGAAAATGAACTGACACTTACGGACGGATCGCCGCTACATCTTCTGGACAGTTTCAAACTTTGGGCAGAACAGATCTTCGGCTGGTATTATTTCGTTGAACGGAGTATTTATGAGCCAGATCCAAGCGGTCATGGTGGACAATATGTCCGAAAACGGATTAAAAAACGACTGATCACTAAACAGTATCTGATCGTCGCCCGAGGTGCGGCGAAGTCCATGTACGCTTCCTGTATTCAGAATTATGGTTTGAATATTGACACGTCGACGACACATCAGGTCACGACCGCACCGACGATGGCACAGGCGGAAGAAGTTATGTCGCCGATTCGAACGGCGATCACCCGAGCAAGAGGGCCGTATTTTCAGTTTCTTACCGAAGGAAGCATGCAGAATACGACTGGCAATAAGGCCAATCGCGTGAAGCTCGCCTCAACGAAAAAGGGAATCCAGAATTTCCTTACTGGGTCGCTGCTTGAAGTTCGCCCTATGTCGATCGACAAATTGCAGGGTCTTCGAGTGAAGTACGCAACTGTTGACGAATGGCTGTCCGGCGACATCCGAGAAGATGTTATCGGCACGTTGGAGCAGGGCGCAGCGAAAGAACAAAGTGGCGGCTCTAATGACGACTACCTGATCGTTGCCATCAGTTCCGAAGGAACCGTCCGCAACGGCGCCGGCGACACAATCAAAATGGAATTGATGGACATCCTTCGCGGCGATTATATCAACCCGCATGTCTCGATCTGGTATTACAAACTTGATTCGGTGGATGAAGTTGCGCGTCCGGAGATGTGGGTCAAGGCTAATCCGAACATCGGCAAGACGGTTTCCTATGAAACGTACCAGCTCGATGTAGAGCGTGCTGAAAAAGCGCCTGCAGCGAGAAACGATATTCTGGCGAAACGCTTTGGTATTCCAATGGAGGGCTATACCTATTACTTCACTTATGAAGAAACCGTCCCGTTTGAGAAGCGGGAGTATTGGCAGATGCCGTGCAGCATGGGTATTGACCTTTCACAGGGCGATGACTTCTGTGCGTTCACATTCATGTTTCCGTTGGGAAATGGGTGCTTTGGCATCAAAACCCGAAATTACATCAGTTCACTCACCCTAATGAAGCTTTCCGCTGCCATGCGGGTGAAGTATGACGAGTTCATCCAAGAGGGAAGTCTGATCGTGCTGAACGGGAACATCCTTGATTTGAATGACGTATACGACGATCTGGACCAATACATCGTCGATCAGAATTACGATGTTCGATGCGTTGGGTATGACCCTTACAATGCTAAAGACTTTATCGAGCGTTGGGCGCGGGAGAATGGTCCGTTCGGTGTTGTGAAGGTTATTCAGGGTGCTAAGACAGAGTCTGTCCCCCTTGGCGAACTAAAGAAACTTTCTGAGGAGCGGATGCTTCGTTTTGACGAAGCACTCATGTCGTTTTCTATGGGTAACTGTATCACGATCCAGGATACCAACGGAAACCGGAAACTTTTAAAACGGCGTCGTGAAGAGAAAATTGACGCGGTGGCAGCTATGATGGATGCTTTTATCGCATATAAATCCAACCACGACGCATTCGAATAAAGGGAGGGCGTTATGGAACTATACCATTACGGAATCCTCGGTCAAAAATGGGGCGTTCGTCGATTCCAGAATCCGGATGGAACATATACTGTAGAAGGTAGAAGGCGTCGATCGAGCGAAATACGCGCCGAGAATCAAAAAGCATTTGAGCTCGGCCGGACGGCGACCATTTATGGCAGGGCGAGTAAACTTGCCATGGACAAATTAATCAAGACCGAGAACAAAATCGATAAGTTAACCCAAAAGAATCAACAGGACTCGTCTGCAAAGATGAACAAACTTAAAGACCGATGGGAAGCGCAGGCGACGACTACAGCAAATCTATCTAACGAGTATAAGCGTGCACTTCAAGAGGCACAGGAGCATTGTGAAAGTCTTATAGAGAAATACGGAAAAGAAAATATTAAACCGATTTCGTATAAAACGGAATCCAATTCTCGTTTGGGCAAGTATCAACTCATAAATGAACGAGTCGTATCCGGAAAAGAGATCGTTGGCTCAATTTTAGTTACCGCGGGTTCTATGGCGTTACCTTCGCCCGTGGCTGTTGTCGTGGCACCAATGACCAAAGCCGAACGAGGTCGGGAGCTTTATAGAGCCGAATACCATCGAAATTCTCGCGGGAAATAATCCGTATCTTATTTCTCCGGAAAGGAGGAAAACAATTCAAAATGGATGAATCCATTGGTTCCAGACTCAAACGAGCCTGGAATATTTTTATGAATCGCGACCCCACGGGCTATTCATACCAGAATCTTGGGAGCGCATATTCCTATCGTCCCGACCGAGTGTTTCTTAGTCGAGGAAACGAGCGAACGATCACCAACGCAATATACAACAAAATCGCTGTTGACGTCGCTTCCCACCCGATCATGCACATTCGAATGGATGACCAAGCGCGGTATAAAGAGACCATAGATTCTAAACTAAACACTTGTCTGACTCTGGAGGCTAATATCGATCAGACTTCCAGAGCCTTTTACCAGGATGCTGTTCTCTCCATGTTCGATGAGGGTGTTGTGGCTCTTGTTCCGGTCGATACGCTGTATGACCCGAATAAAGCCGGATCCTATCAGATTTTATCGCTTCGGACAGGAAAAATTGTGGAGTGGTATCCGAAGTATGTTCGGGTTGAAGTCTATAACGAACAGACGGGTCAGAAAGAGCAGATCGTGGTTCCCAAAAAGATGACAGCGATCATCGAAAACCCCTTCTACTCCGTGATGAATGCGCCGAACTCGACCATGCAGCGGCTTGTTCGCAAGTTGAATCTCCTGGACGCCATTGACGAGCAAAGCGGTGCTGGAAAGCTTGATCTTATTATCCAGCTACCGTACATCATCAAGTCAGATGCCCGACGTCAGCAGGCAGAACAGCGGCGAAAGGACATCGAGCAGCAATTGGCCGGATCGAAATATGGCATCGCTTATACAGACGGTACTGAGCACATTACACAGCTCAATCGTGCTGTGGACAACAACTTAATGAAGCAGATCGAGTACCTGACGAGCATGCTATATAGCCAGCTGGGAATAACACAGGCGATATTGGATGGTACAGCGGATGAGCAGGCAATGCTGAACTATACCAACCGTATTATTGAGCCAATCCTGGCGGCATTGGTCGACGAAATGAATCGAAAATTTCTCACCAAAACAGCCCGGTCTCAACGGCAGGCGATCAAATACTTTACAGATCCGTTCCGGCTTGTTCCGATCAACAACCTTGCCGAAATCGCCGACAAGTTCACCCGCAATGAGATTATGACATCCAATGAGATCCGTCAGATCACGGGTATGAAGCCGTCGAAGGATCCAAAGGCAGACGAGCTTCGGAACAGCAACCTGAGTGCTCCCAAAGAGCAAGAAACGATCGATGTAATCAATGAACCCAAGGAGGAAAATCAAAATGGAAAAAACGTATGATTTTGCTGGTTGGGCAACCCGAAATAACGTTCGCTGTGCTGACGGTCGAACGATTATGCAGGACGCTTTCAAGGAGAATGACGGCCAGAAAGTGCCGCTTGTTTGGAATCATCGCCATGATGATCCCTATACGGTACTCGGCCACGCCCTCCTTGAGAATCGCGATAAGGGTGTCTATGCCTATTGCAAATTCAATAGCACCGAATCCGGCCAGAATGCGAAGGAGCTTGTGCAGCACGGGGACATTACGTCCCTTTCGATTTACGCGAATCAGCTTCAGCAGAATGGCGGGAATGTTGTTCACGGTGTGATCCGCGAAGTGAGTCTTGTACTTGCTGGAGCGAATCCGAAGGCCGTGATCGCCAACGTTATACAGCATGGCGAAGAGCTGAATGACGAGGCACAGATCTATTTCGACGAGCCCCTGGTTTTGGAGCATGCAGACGAAGATAAGAAGGAGGATAAAAAAATCGTGGCAGATGAAAAGAAGGAAAAAGAAGAAGCGGAAGATACGCGAACTGTTGAAGACGTCTTCAACACCTTTACCGATGACCAGAAGAAGGTCGTTTATTACTTGGTCGCCCAGGCTAAAGGCGAAGATAACACTAAGAAAGAATCTGAGGAGGATAATTCTGTGAAGCATAATGTTTTTGACCGTGACGATGAGAACCAGGAGAACGTGATTTCTCACGCCGATCTGCAGGAGGTTCTGAAGGATGCCAAGCGCTGCGGCAGCCTGCGTGACAGTGCGATCCAGCACGGCATGGAGGACCTGCAGTATCTTGCTCATGCCGAGTACGGCGTGGACCCCGTTGACTATCTGTACCCCGACGCACGCAATGTGACGACGACCCCGCAGATGATCCAGCGCGATACCGCCTGGGTCGGCAAGGTTATGCAGGGCGTCCACCACACGCCGTTCTCCCGTGTGAAGAGCCTGTTTGCCAACATCACCGGCGATGAGGCTCGTGCCCGTGGCTACATGAAGGGCAACCGCAAGCTGGAGGAGGTCATTACCCTTCTGAAGCGTACTACCACTCCGACTACGGTGTATAAGAAGCAGAAGATGGACCGTGATGATATTATCGACATCACCGATTTCAACGTTGTCGCGTGGCTCAAGGGCGAGATGCGCGGTATGCTCGAAGAGGAAATTGCACGTGCGATTCTCGTGGGCGATGGCCGCTCTCCTTCGAGCGACGACAAGATCAACGAAATGAACATTCGTCCGATCTGGACCGATGACGATCTCTACACCATCAAGGCTGCTGTGACCCCGGCGCAGAATGCTACGGCGGAGGACACGGCGAAGCTTATGATCAAGCAGATCATCAAGGCCCGTAAGGACTATAAGGGTTCCGGTAATCCGACGCTCTTCACCACCGAAGATATGCTGACCGACATGCTCCTCATTCAGGACACCACCGGTCGTGATATTTACGACACGGAAGAGAAGCTGCGCACCAAGCTGCGTGTCAAGGAGATCGTGACGGTTCCTGTGATGGAGGGTCTGACTCGTACGGATGGTCAGAGCAAGACCCGCAAGCTGGCTGGCATCATCGTCAACCTGAACGACTATAATGTCGGTGCCGACAAGGGTGGCGCGATCAACATGTTCGATGACTTTGACATCGACTACAACCAGGAGAAGTACCTGATCGAGACTCGCTGCTCCGGCGCGATGATTAAGCCCTATTCCGCGATCGCCGTTGAAGTCGTGGAATCTGCCGGCTAATTTTTTTACCCTGTACGGTTTACATAACACCTATAAATAACAAGGAGGATTCAAAATTATGGCTCAGCAGTCTCTTATTGCCCCCAAGGATCGACCGGGCAATGTTAATTTCCATAAGGTCTACAATCGCGCAAAGGATAAAGACGTGGCGGTGGTGATGCTCAAAGTGGATGGAACCACCCTTTGCATGGACGACCATCATGCGCTTACGGCTGAAGAAGTTCGTGATTGCTGCGAACAGGGCTGCATTGTGCAGGTCTCTGGTGGCTTCTATCGCCCCGTTTACTGGAAAGAGGCCGGCGGCGTTGCCACGGTTGTGTGCCTCGACAATTCCGGAACTTCCGGCGCGCTTGCTGCGAAGGTCTTTACTTCTTATCAGGCGTCCTAAAATTCAAAATGGCAAAATTTTTCGGAAAAATCGGCTATGCTGTCACGACTGAAACCGAGCCGGGAGTTTGGGTGGAGCAGATTACGGAGCGTTCGTATTACGGCGACGTGATCCGCAATGTCCGAAAACTCCAGACTTCAGATCAGGTGAACGACGATATTAACATATCGAATGAGATCAGCATAGTCGCTGATCCGTTTGCCTATCAGAATTTTCACTCGATGCGGTATGTCGAGTATATGGGTACGAGATGGAAGGTGCACAGCATTGAGGTTTCGTACCCTCGATTAATCTTAAGTGTTGGGGGTGTTTACAATGGGTAAACGAGTTGACCTCCACATGAAGCTGAAACAAATCATGGCCGCTGTTTTGGGGCGAGATCCCGGCAGCGACCATGTTTATTTTCAGCCGCCGGAGAACATTCGATTGAAGTATCCGGCAATCATTTATTCTCGCAACAATATGCCGAGAATTCATGCAGACAATTCCGTTTACGGAATGGGCGTTGAGTACAGCGTAATTGTGATCGATCCGAATCCGGAGAGCCTCTTACTCAAACCCATTGCCAGTATCCCGACTTGTCGATTCGACCGGCATTATGTTGCAGATAATCTGAATCACGATGTATTCACAATTCATTATTAAAAGGAGGATTTTACCATATGAGTAGAATCGTTTGGGACCAGTCTGGCGAAAGACTGTATGAAACCGGCGTAGACCATGGTGTTCTGTTCCCGGTTGAAAACAATGCCTACACCAAGGGCGTTGCCTGGAACGGCCTGACGCAGGTTACGGAATCTCCGTCCGGCGCGGAAGCCACGGCGCTCTATGCGGATAACATCAAGTATCTGAGCCTTATGTCTGCCGAGGATTTCGGCGCGACGGTCGAGGCTTATACCTATCCCGACGAGTTTGCGGAGTGCGATGGCTCTGCTGCGCTCTCTACGGGTGTCATGATCGGTCAGCAGGAGCGCAAGGCGTTCGGCCTGGCCTATCGCACCAAAGTCGGTAACGACCAGAATGATAATCTCGGCTACAAGATCCATCTGATCTATGGCGCCAAGGCTTCTCCGTCGGAGCGTAGCTACAGCACGGTCAATGATTCTCCGGAAGCTATCACGTTCTCCTGGGAACTCACTACGACCCCGATTAACGTTAACGGCCATAAGCCGACGGCGCTTCTCACCATCGACAGCACGAAAGTCGATAAGGATAAGCTGAAGCAGTTCGAAGATATTCTGTATGGCACCGATGCCCCGTCTACCGGCGGCGAAGCGACGGAGCCTCGTCTTCCGCTGCCCAACGAAATTCTCACGATTTTCGGCGCGGGCTAAACCAACTTGTATAAGAGGGTAGTTAAACCTACCCTCTTTTTATTTTTGAAAGGAGTAAATACAAATGTTTAAAAAGACTATTACCTACACCGATTACGACGGCAACGAGCGCACCGAAGATTTCCGCTTTAATCTTTCCAAAGCGGAATACGTCATGTTCGAAAATTCGGTTATCGGCGGCATGAGCAAGGAAATTGAGCGAGCGATGGCCATGCAGAACGGCCCGAGAATCCTTGAAATTTTTAAGGACCTTGTGGATCGCTCCTATGGTGTGAAGACGGCAGACGGTCGTCGTTTCATGAAGTCGCCGGAGCTGCTGCAGGAATTCCGCGAGACGGAAGCCTATGTGAATCTCTTCATGGAGCTGGTTACGGACCCTGAAGCGGGTAAGGCATTCCTGCGCGGAGTTTCCCCATCTGACATGATCGCAGAGCTCGATAAGAAGCAGTAATGCTGACTATTACGGTTCCTGAGCAAGAGTTGTACAACGAGCGGACAGAGGAATTTCTAACGATTCCTTCGTCCACTCTCACTCTGGAGCATTCTCTTGTGTCTATTTCAAAATGGGAAGCGAAATGGAAAAAACCGTTTTACGATAAAAATGAAAAGACACCTAAAGAGGTAACTGATTACATCCGGTGCATGTGTATAACAAAAAATGTACAACCGAATGTTTTTTATTATCTTGGCGATGAAAACCTGAAGAAAATTCAGGAATATATTGCTGATCCGATGACTGCGACCACATTTTCTAACCATGAAAAAGGTTCACGTCGGCAACGGATCATCACATCTGAATTAATCTATTACTGGATGATCAGTGACGGCATCCCAATGGATTGCGAAAAATGGCATATTAACCGGTTGCTGACACTTATCCATGTCTTCGATGCGGAGGGAAATGCGTCGAAAAACAAAATGTCAAAGAAAGATATTTACAGCCAGAATGCAGCTCTGAATGCTGCACGACGGGCAAAAAACAAATCCAGAGGATGAACGAAAGGGGTGGTGAGATGATAACTATACGGTCAAAAGGGAGTTTTTCGCGGTCAAAGAGACTTCTGAAAAAGATGTCCCAGACTGAAATCGAGAAAACTTTGGCTGCATATGGGGAACGCGGAGTAGCGCTCCTATCATCCGCTACCCCGGTTCGTTCCGGCTTAACAGCAAACTCTTGGAGTTATGAAATCGAAAACAGCGGTGGTTCGGCACGAATCGTGTGGACCAATTCAAATATAGTAGGTGAAAAATACAATTTGGCGGTTCTGATCCAATACGGCCATGGGACCGGAACTGGCGGGTACGTGACGGGAATCGATTATATTAACCCAACACTACGCCCCTTATTCGAGGAGATGGCAAATAGTATCTGGAAGGAGGTGACTTCGGTATGAGCACCATAGACAACAGAGTAGTTCAGATGGAATTCGAGAATAAGAATTTTGAACGAAATGCAAAAGAATCTATGAAGACTCTGGAGAAACTGGATAAGTCTCTGGAGTTAAAAAATGGCACGAAGTCATTCAAAGACGTTGAAGAAGCGGCAAAAGCGTGTGACTTTAAGCCGTTGATGGAAGCTGTTGATGGTGTTAAGGTTCAATTCACCGCATTAGGGGCCGTAACCAATCGCGTAATGCAGCGAATTACGGATTCTGTCCTGGACACCGGTAAAAAAATGCTGAAGTCCCTGACAATCGACCCCATCATGTCTGGCTACTCCAAGTATGAGGAAAAGACGGCTTCTGTTCAGACGCTGTTAAACTCTACCGGATTATCGCTGGATGAGGTGAACGGATACCTGTCGAAGCTTATGTGGTTCTCGGACGAGACAAGTTATAGCTTCACACAGATGACCTCGGCTCTTGCCACCATGACTTCCGCTGGCGGCGATATTGCAAAGATCGTTCCGATGCTGCAGGGTGTTGCGAACGCTACTGCTTTCGCAGGTAAAAGCGCCCGAGAATTCAGCGGCGCTATTTTTAACTTAAACCAGTCCTACTCCGGTGGTTTCCTGAGCTATATGGACTATAACAGCTTGGACAGAACGTATAATATGTTCAGCAAGCAGTTAAAGCAGGCGTTTATTGACAACGCAAAGGCACTTGGAAAACTGGATAAGGAAGGACGTACTGCTTCCGGAACGCTGGTTGAGATTTCGAACTTTGCCAGCACGCTGAGCGAAAAATGGGCCGACCGAGATGTTATGGAAGCATCGTTCGGTTGGTTCAATGAAGTCACGGAGCAGGCATATGCTCTCGTACAAGCTGGGAAGTACGCCACGGCATCCGATGCGTACGAGGCACTCGCTGGTCAGTTTAATGATATTCAGTACGCGGCCGCGCGATCTGCGCAAGAAGCAAAATCTTTTACAGAAGCAATCGATTCCGTAAAAGATGCCGTAAGCAGCGGCTGGATGCAGACCTTCGAATATTTGTTCGGTAATTACGAGCAATCAAAAGTTTTATGGACGGATCTGGCAAACAGTCTTTATGATATTTTTGCCGAGCCGGCGAATCAGCGAAATTCGGTGTTAAAAGAAGCCCTCACTGATACCTGGGGGCAGTTCCAAGAGCAGATTACCGACACCGGTATCGAATGGGAGAAATTCCAAGATCGACTAATCGAGTACGGTAAAGCAAACGGTAAAATCACTGAAGAAGAAATCCAAAATGCAAAATCTCTGGAAGATGTTATCAAATCCGGATGGCTCAATGGTGATATTGTCTCTGAAGTTCTTAAGGGGTTCACCAAAGGCGTACAGACTAAGTCCATGGAAGAGCGCATCGCGGATGCAAATAAAATCGCAAGAGAAGTTATGCGCGGTGATTGGGGAAAGGGCGACGATCGACGGAAGCGACTGATTGAAGCGGGATATGACGCTGCGGAAGTTCAAAAGTACGTTAACACCCTTTACCAAAAGGGTAAGCTTGCGGTTGAAGATCTTGGAAAAGCTGAAGAGACACTCAGCGATATTACGGACGAGCAGCGAGAAACGATCGAAGAAGCCGCTGCGCAAATCGAAAAATTCGACAAACTGATCGCAAGTTTCAAAGACCCTTCGGGCCGAGATAAGATGCTGCAGGGTATTAAAAACATCCTGAATGAGCTGCTGCCGATCTTAGACGTTTTTAAACTCGCGTGGACAGATGTGTTCGGTGAGATTTCGGCAGATAATATTACCTCATTTATTAACAAATTCGCTGAAATGTCCGAAGAATTCAAAGTTAGCGATGAAACATTAGAAAGTCTTCGCGACACGTTCGGCGGTGTCTTCGCGATCTTAAAATTTATTATTCGTGTGGGAAAAGGACTTCTTAAAGTATTTTCTCCATTTTTCCGGCTTGTTACGAGGGTCGCCGGACGCGTTGTCAAAGCATTCGGAAATATAGGTTCTGCCATTAAAAAGGCACTTAGCGGGACTATAGTTGAGAGACTCGGAGACACATTCCATGCTGTTTTTGACAAGGTTGTTTCAGTGATCGAATCGTTTCTGGATTTTGTCGGTCGTGCGGGAGAGGCCATCAAAGAACTGGTTCCGAGCTTGAATATCGGAGGTCAAATTAGCAACATAATTCAGTCTTCTTTTGGCAGTACGGTCCTGGAAAGTGTTCTTTCTTTTCTGGAAGGAATTAAGAGTCAGTTAGACCAAATTTCGAAAGCAGACATTAAAGACTGGTTCGATAAGGTTGGTCAGAAAATCGCTGCATTTCGGTTGAAGCTCATAACCGTGTGGCAGGCGATTAAGAAATTCTTGAACCCGGCGATTCAAAGGCTCAAACAGGTTTTACAACCGGTTGTAAATTATCTGACCCAGAATGTCATACCGGCAGTAAGTGGATTTGTTTCTGAAATAATTAATTCTGATCATCCGCTGCAGACACTGTGGGAGAAGTTGAAAGCGCTGGCAGACCCCGTTACCAATCTTTGGGATACATTGAAAAATCTTATGAAAAAAATAGATTTTTCAAAATGGGGGGAAGAAGTAGGTGGCGCCATTAAAACGGTGCAAGAAAAAATCGAAGACTTTCTTGCAATCGTTAAAAACAAACTCCAAGGTCTCGATCTTACAAAAATCGTCGCGATTGCAGCCATTGGAGCGGTTGCAACAGTGATCGTAACAATCGATAAGGCGCTTGCTGGCATTACGAATCTTTCTACAAGTGTAAAGACCTTTTTTGACAACTTGGTGACTTATATAAAACCTGCAGCTGCAAAGACTTTCTCCCGGAATGTAACTCTTGTTACAGGCGCGCTGATCGCATTAGTTGGTGCTGTGTATTTATTGTCAACAATCGACGACAAGCGCGACCTCTGGAATGCCGTCGGTGCAATTGCCACCTTGGCAGTTATTTTAGGGGCGCTTTCCGGCGGGCTTACCCTCCTTGCGAGTAAAATCAAACTTCAGACTGCAGCAAAAATGGGGAATCTTGCTAAAGGCATGCTCGCGATTGCTGGCGCGATTGGGATTGTAAGTCTCTCGCTTCTGGTAATCAGTCAGATCAAAATTACAAGTTGGAAGCAGATCGGTATGACATTGGCCATGCTTGCCGGCGCGGTGGCGGTGCTGATGATCGCTGTTATCGCTATTAGTCGATTTGGAAAATCCATGCCGCTTAAGAGTGTTTCTGTTATCGCCATTGCGTTGTCGATTTTATTACTGGTGAAGGCGCTGGAAAAGTTAACGGCACTCAAACTGGAGGCGAATGCTGGACTATTCGATACACTGCAAGATGTTCTTATGTCTATGTTCGCGCTGGCGCTGATCTCTCGTTCAGCAAGTTTCTCTGGTATGCTCGGAGTTGCTGGTGTGATTGGCGCAATATATCTTCTTATGGTCGTGATTGACAAGCTGAAGACCTTTGATTTCAGCGGAATGCAGAATAATGTAGCCAGTGTAATTTTCGTGATTGGCTCAGTTATGGCCTTATACATAATCGCATCAATTGCTGGCGCTGCCGCGAATAAGTATAGCGCCAAATCGGTTATATCGATTGCCATCAGTTTGCTGGCAATTGTTGGGAGTATTTGGTTACTTGGAAAAGTATTAACAAATTACTCCAAAACGATGGACGCGGATAAAGTGCAGGAAAGCCTGCGCAGCTTTGCAGTCATTTGGCTCATGGTTATCGGTTTAATCCTCACTTTAGGCTTAGCTTCTAATATTTCGGCAGGCAATGGCGGTTTTGCAAAGATTGGTGTTGGGTTGTTGTTGGCGGTCGGCGCTATAGCATTACTATCCTTAGTTCTTGAATCGATTACCAATTTAATTACCGAAAATCCGGGCGCAGAAGGGAAAATATGGGCTGCTGTTGGCATCATTGCTGTTCTCAGTTTGGTAGTTGACGGTATTATGCTCGCAGCTGGGGGAGCAGCTAAACTTGGCGGTAAGACTGGCATGGTGTATATGATCGCGGCTCTCGGTATGATCATTGCCATCGTTACTGCATTTTATGCGCTGCAGTTGATCCCTGTAGACCAAATGCTTAAAACAGCATTCTCGATAGGGCTTGTAATGGTTGCTATTGGAGGCGTTATGCTGGCAATGGCATTGGCAGTCAAAATGGCAAATAATGCGGGAAAGGGTTCTGGTAAAGGCATCCTTGCCATGCTCGCAATGATTGTGCCGCTGATTTTCGTTGCTGCATCCTTGTTCGTTCTCGCGCAACTTCCCTGGGATTCTCTTCTTGCTGCGGCAGCTGCCTTAGGCGGAGTCATGATCTTGTTAGCTGTAGCAGCAAAAATTGCAAGTAATGGTGTTATGGGCGGAGTGGCATTGCTGGCCATGGCGGTTCCGGTGCTGGCAATCGCCGTCGCATTGACTATGTTGGCAGCGGTTCCCTGGCAGGGTTTGTTAAAAGCAGGAATTGCATTGGTGGCAGTTATCACTTTACTGGGGGTGGTTGCCGCTATTCTCGGAAGCCTTGGACCCATTTCACTTATCGGTGCAGCAGTCATTGCTGTGCTCGGTCTTGCAATGGTCATCGCTGCTGCTGGATTCGCAATTTTTGCAGCAGTATTAGAGCGACTTCAGTCTATTGATTTTGCAACCATTGGCACGGGCCTCGGCCAGATCGTTGGCCCTCTGGCAATTCTCATGGCAATCGGTATTGGCGGTTTGATAGGCGGACCCGGCCTGATATTGCTTTCTGTCGGCATGGCAACGCTTGCCGGCTCGATGGCTCTTCTTGCCGCTTCCGCGATTTTGGCGGCTAAGGCCCTTCTGTTTGCAAAGGGCGCTTGGGACTTCCTTACCGGTAAAGGTACGGAATCCTGGGAGCTTGCTGTGCAAATGCGGAACGAAGCGAATGCGCTCAAAACAGAGTCCGATAATATGCAGCAGACGATTGACGAAACCACAGAAAAGACGACGGAATCTATCGATAATTATGGCGAGGAGACGGCCAGAGCATATGACGAAGCCGGAGAGAAGATTGCTGAAGCACAAGCTGGCGCAGCACCTCAGGAAACCGTTACCGATCTTCAAAATGAAGTAGCCAGCGGTGGGGGAACCACAGAAGGAACCACAGAAGGTGGGACGGAAGACGCTGCGGCGGCAATGGGCGTAAATTTTGATATAAGTAAGTATACTACTGGATTCATGGATCAGATCAAAGGATGGCTTGGCGGGAGCGACGCTATAGCGGCATTGTCAGAGGGCTTCGGTAATCTATTCTCGGGACTCGATTTTAGCAGTATCGGTAATGGCTTGAATCTTGAAGGTCTTGGCGCGATAATGGTTCCGCAGATTAATTCAGAAGAGAACGCTGCCGCCGTAACGGAAGGCATGCAGGGGCTGTTCTCTGGTAGCACAGAAGCCGGAGCAGCGGCTGGCACTGAAGGCGGTAACGCATATGCTGGGGCTGCTGCAGCTGCTATGGTCAGCGCAGAAAATACGATGTCCGTTACTACTTCTGGTCAAGATCTGGGCAACGCCGCAGCAGGAGGATTCCAAAGCGTTTCTCCGGCGGAATCCGGTAAATATTTCATCGCAGGTATCAAAACCGGTATCGGGAATGAAGCGAGTTCATTATTCCGTTATATTGAATCGATAGCGAATCAGTGTATCAATAAACTGAATATCACTTGGAGCGTGCGTAGCCCGTCAAGAGAAACGCAGTGGAGCGCAATGCAGTTCGTCAACGGTCTGGTTGTTGGCATCCGTGATAATCAGAAGTACGCGATTTATGCAATAGAAGATCTCGCGGAAGATACGTTGGCCACTTTGAACCACGTTCTGGACTCTGACCAAGATGGCGCGATTCGTCCGGTCCTTGACATGAGCGAAATCGTAACCCAAATGGATACTTTTGGATCCGATTCCGAATGGAAGCCGGTTATCACACCTGTACTGGACATGTCTGGAGTTGAACCGGGGCTTCGTAATCTGAATGCAATTGCCGGCTATCGGGCGCCACAAGTCACAGAGACGAATGCCGGAATAGACACCGGAGACAATGCAGATTCACCGGTCACATTCAATCAGTACAATTACTCCCCGAAAGCATTAAGTCGGCTGGAGATCTATAGACAAACGAAAAACCAGCTTTCAATGATGAAGGGAGTTGCGAGGAAGAAAGTATGATCAAAAATATTCAGATTACAAACTTCCGTGATGAAACATTGATGATCGAATTAGCGAATCCTGAGAAATCGGGGTTCGCTATTTCTGATATTACCGGTCTCGGGCCGGTAAAAGCAGAGATCAACACGATCGAAAACGGCATCAATGATGGCGCAGTATATAACTCAGCGCACGTCAGTTACCGAAATATTGTTCTTTCTATTCGGTTTGTTGGAATCGACATAGAAAGCCTTCGCCAAAAATCATATCAGTTCTTCTCAGTGAAGCAGAGTGTAAAACTCCTGATCGAGACAGACAATCGTATAATGAATATCGAGGGGTATGTTGAGTCCAATGAGCCCACGATATTCTCTAAGAACGAAGGATGCAAGATTTCGATTATTTGTCCATCGCCGTATTTCAAAATGGGAACCGGCGACCCGAATACTACTGTATTCAGTGGACATGACGCAGCATTTGAGTTCCCTTTCTCGAACGAATCGTTAACCGAAAAGAAGCTTATGTTCGGCATAGTGCGAACGGATACCGCTGGTGATGTATATTACGAAGGTGATGTCGGCACAGGGATCATCATAACGATTTCTGCACTCGGCCCCGTTAAAAACATCAAGATATACAACACCATGACAAAAGAACAGATGGTGCTGAATACAGATAAGATTGAGACTCTAACTGGCACAGCGTTTAATGCCGGGGACGAGATTGTTATATCTACAATTAAGAATAAAAAGTCTATTCGTTTACTGCGAAACGGTATTTATACGGATATTCTTCGTTGTCTTGACCTAACGTCTGACTGGTTCACAATTTATAAGGGCGATAATGTTTTCTCTTATACAGCGGATACCGGAGTAGACAATCTGCAATTCAGCATTACCAACGACGTGATTTACGAAGGGGTGTAACATGTACTACGTTCTTGACGATAACTTCGTACCTATTATGCCCTTTGAAAACTATGTTTCGTTTTTGTGGACGGATCGGTTTTTTGAAGCCGGCGATTTCGAGATTGAGACAATGCCTGAAACCGCGCTCCTTAAGCAATGCAAACAGGACTATTACATTCTGAATACGGAATCTGAGCACGAAATGATCATTGAGGGGTTAAAAATAACCACCGATACGGAAGAGGGGACTCGGCTATACATAACCGGGTCCTCTTTAGAGTCCATACTGAAACGCCGAATCGTTTGGTCAAAGACCCTTCTGAGTGGAAATCTTCAAAATGGGATTAAAAAAATCCTGGACGAGAACATCATTTCCCCGACGGATGGAACACGAAAAATACCGAATTTTGTGTTCCGGGAATCGACAGATGAAGCCATTACAAAACTGGAATTGGCTCGTGAATGCGACAAAGAAAATATTTATGACCTTGTTACGGATATTTGTAAAACGAAAGAAATCGGTTTTAAGATTATTCGGAATGAAAAAAATGAGTTCGTATTTTCATTGTACGCAGGAAAGGATCGCTCATACACGCAAGAGGTATTGCCGTTTGTAGCATTTTCTCCAAAGTTTGATAATTTGGAGAATAGCGAATTCAATAACTCAACAGAGGATTCTGTTAACACCGTGTATGTTACTGGCGGGGAGAATGGCAGTGAATCTGTAGTCGTCGGAAATCATACTGGATTGCTCCGCCGCGAGTCGTATGTTAACGCAGGGACTATTGAAGAGGGGTATACAGGAAGTTACACAGACTTTCTTACAGAAAAAGGAAACGAAGAACTTAAAGATCGAAAAGCAACAAAGATATTTGAAGGCGATGTCGATGCCACCGGCTTATTCAAACTGGGCGTCGATTTTTCATTGGGGGACATCGTTCAAATCGAGAACGAATTCCAAATTCAGGATCGGGTCCGTGTCGTTGAGATCATTCATTCGGATGATAAAAGCGGGCACACGGTATACCCGACATTCGAAGCATATGAAGAAATAGGGAAGGAGACTGTATGAGTTTAACAAGTGGCTTTTTTGACAGTTTCAACGAAGACCGAAAATACAACAGTCTGCAGCTTTCTTCGATTTTTGATGGCATTATTTCTGATGGTGTATATGCCACATACGGGGATTATTTTCTTGTGTCGCCAGTTTCCGGGATGGGTATCAAAGTCGGGACCGGGCGTGCTTGGCTGGATCATACGTGGACGCTAAACGATGCAGATTATCCTCTGACGGTCGAAGATGCAGAAGTTGTTCTAAAACGTATTGACACCGTAGTAATCGAAGTTGACCGGAGCAACAGCGGAAGAATCAACCGGTTACGTATTTTAAAGGGAACGCCTGCGAGTGAGCCTGTCGCACCGACACTCACTAAAACAGGAACCCTGAAACAGTATCCGTTAGCGGATATTCTTGTGAAGCCGAATGTCACGGCAATTGCTGCTGCAGACATTACGAACCGAATCGGAACAGCAGATCTCCCGTGGGTCGCAGGCATCATCGACCACGTTACGGCAGAGGAGCTTGTGCAGCAGTGGCGAACAGAATTCGATACCCTTCTGGACACTCTTCGAACGATGATTTCTCAAGTTGGTCAGCAGACGATTCTGGACAACAGTGTCGGAGCATCGGCAATAATTAAGACCGGCGAAAACGCTGTGACTGCTGCTACGGTGAAGGCGATTCCGGACACCCCTGGATCGGTAACGCCCACACATCTTTCAGACGGTGTCAATTATGCGGCAATTGGTCTTACGGCGGATCAGGTTCGTAAAATCACAACCGGAACCAGTGAACCTTCGGGTGGCTCCCCCGGTGATATTTACTTACGAATCTTAACTTAAATGCGGGAGGGGATTCAAAATGGAATTTTTTAAAGCCATTCTTCTTGCCTGTGGGAGCGCTTTCGTAACCGGCTTATTCACATTAGTTCTATCGAACATCACATACAAGAGAGAGCAGAAAAAGAAAAAGGATATGAGATACGAACAGATCCTCACAAAGCTTGACGGGATCGAAAACAAGCTTAACCGGCATATAGCAGATGATGAACGGAATCGGGTGGAAGAAGGTCGCACCCGGTTTCTTCGTTTCGGTGATGAGTGCCGCCGCGGTATTTTACATACGGAGGAGCATTGGAACGACATCATGAAGGATATTGATATCTATAAGGATTTCTGTCGTCGTCATGTGGACTATAAAAACGAACGAGCCGTTCGTACTATCGATTATCTACTCGAAAAATACGACGAGCATATTAAAAACAATACATTTTTAGGAGGTAAAGCACAATGAAGCTTAACGACAAAGTTTATGATGTCCTGAAGTGGATCGCATTGATTGCGCTTAATGCTATCGGCGTCTGCTACAAGACCCTTGCTGCGGTTTGGGGCTGGCCCTTCGGTGAAGAAGTCCTCACGACCTGCACTGCATTTGCGCTCTGTCTGGGCACCCTTCTGGGTATCAGCACCGCAGAGTACAATAAGAGCCGTACGCAGGAGTAAGCTGTAGACGGTTCTTACATTATTCCTACATGTAAGCCTCGAACCCATTGAAAAATCAGGGTGTA